ACAGGGTAAATCTGTTAAAGAAATTGTTGAAGAACTTTATCCCGGAGAAAGTATTAATGATTTACAAGATAAAGACTATCATGCAAATAAATTATATGACTCACCATATGATGAGTTGATAGGTCAGGAAAAATTTACTGTAGATGAAATAATCTTTAGAACTAGATATGAAATAGAACAAAGAAAAGGACTTCAACTTCTTTTAAATAGCGCCTTCCGAGAAGGAGCAAGAAAAAAAGCAAAAAAACATGTAAGTAGATTCAATGTTCCTGTTCTTAAATTTGAAACTACTAATCAAGAACAAACAAGTCCATCTTATAAATACTCTAGTACACCAGCTGATGCACAAAGAGCCGGCATATGGAAAAGATCAATAGATTTCTTAAGCAACATTGCAAGTAGTAAATACTTTAGTGGATTAGGCGCAGTACCACAGATTAAAGAGTTTATGACGATAAGGTATAAAACTTTTGGTGACATAACTAAAGCAGAAAATGCAGCCAAGGATTTATACAATGATCTTGGTCCATACTTAAATCCTTTAAAGACAGATAGAAGTGAAGCTGTGTTTCAACAAAACAGAAGGGAGTTTACTCAGTACATGGAAGGTGGAAAAGATATTAGTCCTGAAATAATTACTGATGAAGGTCTTAGAAAAGTTGCTGTTAAATCAAAAACCACTATAGATAGAGTGGGTCAAATGTTAGTTCGAAAAGGTCTATTACCTCAAGCTAAGTATGAAGAAAATAAAGGCTCATATTTGGCTAGGCTTTATTTAAAGCATGTACTTAATTATCCTAATGGACAGCCGCTATCTTATTTAAAGAAAAGAAAAGATTTAAGTGATGAGACTAAAGTAATATTAGGAGATATAGCTGAACTGTCACCAGAATATAGAGTTCTGCATAGTATAAATAGACCTTTACGTGACATGGCTATATTAGATTTCTTTGACCAAGTTTCAAAGAATCAGAATTGGGCATTGCGTGATGGCGATATGCTTATAGATTTTGAACAAGGCGGAGAGGTTAAAAAGGTTAGCGCACTTTGGTTAATGGATGAATCAAAAAGATTAAGAGAACAGGCAGATTATTTTAGAGCATCAGAACCTGAACAAGCAAAACGAATGGATGACCTTTCTAAACAATATGAAAAGTTAGCTTCTCCTGTATTAGAAAGTATTGGATATGGAGAAGATAATCCTACTGATGATAGGTTTAGAAGGCTACCTAAAACAAAAAAATATGGAATGCTTAAAGGAGTTGCTGTAAGAAAAGAAATATATGATGACGTAGTAGGAACTTTTACTTTAGGTAATACAGATAATGCATGGAACAGAGCAATAGCTACTATGCAAAAAGGTACTAGCATATGGAAGCTTTTAAAAGTACCGCTGAACCCGCCAACTGTAGTACGTAACGTTGGTTCTAACATGATACTTATGAATCTTGTTGGTGGTATACCTATACATAAAGTATTACCACGTATGCATCAAGCTATAAAGCAAATACAAAGCAATGGTAAGTATTGGAAGATAGCAGAAGATTTTGGAATTAAATCAACAGGCTTTAGAGAACAAGAAATGATAACAGTTAGTGAGGAATGGATTGATTTACTACAAGAACAACATGCATTAGGTGATATTACTCGTTTCTTTTCTATGCCCAAAATATTAATTAATAAATTATTTAAAAAGGCTGGGGATATATATCAATTTACAGAGTCAGTAGGTAAAACTGCCATCATAATAGATGCTATGGAAAGACAAGGCATGTCGGATATAGATGCATTTATGCTGGCACAGAAATCTTTATTTGATTATTCAGATGTACCTGAAGCTGGTAGACAATTCAGAAAAGCACCAATAGGTATGCCATTCTTTACCTTCTATTACAAAGCCTTACCCGCTTTAATAGAAACCGCTATCAAACATCCTATGAGATTCGCACCATACGTAGCATTATCTGCTGGATTAACTGCACTATCTGCATATGCTTTTGGATTTGAAGATGATGAAGAAGAAAAGCTACAAAAAGGTTTAGAGCCTTGGTTAGAAAAGAGAACAGGTGTGTATGTATTGCCTTGGAAAGATAGCGATGGAAGATACCAGTTCTTAGATATAGGATATTTCTTTCCTTGGACTATGTATACAGACTTAATTAAAAATGTTGGAGATGGTGATTTCTTTGAAGCACAAAGAACAACAGGATTATTTTCAGGTCCGTTTGCTGATATATTCTTAGCAATAAAAACAAACAAAGACCCGTTTACACAAAGAACTATATGGGATGAACGTGATCCAGTTGAAGATAGAATACAAAACATTATGTGGTATATGTATAGTTTAGGTATGCCGTCATGGTTAACACCGAATGGCGCTATAAGTAAAACAACAAAAGCATTGCAAGATATACCTAGACCTACAGGCGCACCAGCAGATACAGTACCTCAAGCATTAATGAGATTTCTTGGTGTAAACATATATGGTTTAGATGTTAAAGAAACTAGAATAAGAAATATAAAGAACATGAGACAAGATATATTAGATATACAACAGAGATTTAAGTATGCAATGGCTAATAAATCTTATTCTGAGAAAAAGAAAGAAAGGTTAAGAGCAAGATACATGCAAATGATTAAAGAAAAGGTAGACTTATTACAACAATATAAAATAGATACAGCAATACCAAGACATATATTAGAAAGGGAGAGTAAATTTCAAGATGGATAGAGATAAATTAGTAAAAGAATTAATCCTTGATGAAGGATATAAGTATGAAATATACGAAGATCATTTAGGTTTCGCTACTCTAGGTGTAGGGCATTTGATATTAGATAAAGACCCAGAGTTTGGTAAACCACTTGGAACTCCTGTGTCAGAAGAAAGAATATTAGAATGTTTAAACAATGACATAGATATAGTGTGTCGTGAGTTAGATAGAAACATGCCTTGGTGGAAAGACTTAGATGATAATAAGATGCGTGTGTTAGCCAACATGAGTTTCAATTTAGGTCTGCCTAGATTGAGTGGCTTTAAAAACTTTCTTGGTGCATTAGAGTCAGGCGATTATGAAAAAGCTGCTGTTGAAATGATGGATAGTAAGTGGGCAACTCAAGTAGGAGACAGGGCAAAGAGACTTAGAGATAGAGTCTTAGCATAATGGAAGTCTTTGATCTAATTGCAGAAGTAGGATTGCCTATAGCAAGTGGATTGATAATGGCTTTCTTTATATTCTTAGTTATGAAACAACTAATGGATGGGTTAGTTGATGAAATAAAAACCATAGAAGGTATATCTAAGATGCTTATAACAAGAGCAGCAACCATGAACAATGATATTATTAGAATAGATACAAGTGTATCTAGTGCTTTAAATTTATCTCCTGACCTAGACAGAATAGCTAGGGCAGAAAACTTTGTAGAAGATGGAAAGATAGATGCTAGGAGAGACTGATGGACATAGCACAACTGATAGCAGACTTTGGCTTTCCTTTAGTTATGGTAGTGGGGTTAGGATATTTTGTTTACTTTGTTTGGCAGACTATTACTAATAGGATTGATCCAGCTGTAGAGCATATGAAAACTACTATCATTAGATTAACAGATCAGCTTAGATTATTAGATCAAGATATGATAAGACTACAACAGAAAGTTAATACAGTATTAGAATTAAAAGAGCAAGATGAAAAAGAAAAAAGAAAAAAGACCTGACGATATATTGTTTGCATCAGCAATGTCTATTGCTTTGGTTGTTATGTTAGTCATAGCTTTCTTTACTAATGACGTAGAAAGTTCTCCGTTAACTCACGAATTTAAAAACCCTAGCTTTAATGGCACAGGAGCATCTGCTCATTATCTAACAATAGATGAGCAAGAAACTAAAAGACGAGATGAGTTAGCTGAAAAAATCCAATCGGAGTTGGAAGAAATAGAGAGAGAGATAGAGAACAGCACACTTAATAAATTCTTAAACAACTTACAGAGTCGTATCTTTAGTAATCTTAGTAGAGATATATCAGACATGTTGTTCTCAGAAGATGGTGGTACTGGTGGAACAATAGAATTAGAGGGTAATACAATATCATTTTCTAATGATGGCGAATACATTACGTTAACTGTTATATCAGAGGATGGAACTATAACAGAAATAGTTATACCTATAGGAGTCTTTGGAGTATGTACGGCAGACTGTGGTATATAGTAATTGCGTATATGATTACAGGGTGTGCAAGCTTTGCACCTGTAGGACATAACGATTGTGTAAATTTATTAACTTGCCCTGAAGATGCTAGGGTAGAGAGAGCGACTTTACAAAATTTATTAGACTTACCTAAACCAAATCAGAAGGCTGTAATAGCGGTATATAATTTTGATGATTTAACAGGACAAAGAAAACCATCAGATAAGATGGCTTTGTTCTCAACTGCTGTGACACAAGGAGCAGAGAACTATTTAATTGATGCGCTTAGAAGTGCTGGTAATGGTGAATGGTTTGTTGTGGTAGAGAGAGTGGGTTTAAATAATCTAACTAAAGAAAGACAATTAATTAAATCAACAAGAGAAACCTATAATGGAAGTGGTGCTAATAAACTGCAACCTATCTTATTTGCGGGTATAATCTTAGAGGGCGGTATCATTTCTTATGAGTCTGATATTAAGACTGGTGGAAATGGTGCTAGATATTTGGGTATTGGGAATACAAACCAATATCGAAAGGATGATGTAACAATATCTATAAGGGCTGTATTAGTTCAAACAGGTGAGGTTATGTTAAATGTTATTGTAAGCAAGACAATACTAAGTGCTGGTGTAAGTCGGGATGTCTTTAGATTTATTGAAGAAGGAACTGAATTGCTAGAGGTAGAAACAGGCTACACAGATACAGAAGCAACAGGATATGCTATCAGATCAGCGATTGAGACCGCAGTATATACCTTAGTAATAGAAGGTTTAGAAAAACAATTATGGGATTTTGAATATTCGCAATTAAGCGAGGAGGAAAAATGAAAAATCTATTAAAGTTATTATTAATCTGCTTTATGTCATTTACATATGCGGGTAATAATGACATCTACTTAACACAGTCGGGTGGTGGTGCTTTTGTTTTAACCATAGATCAAATTGGTAACACTAACAAAGTTGGTACTTCAAGTACAAGGTCTACCTTTGCGGGTGCATCTATTACTGCTGATATAAAACAACAAGGTAATACTAATACTTTAGCTAATGCTATTGCTCAAGCTGCAAGTTCTAGTTGGACCATGTATCAAATAGGTAATTCTAATACGAGTACAATTACAGCCGGTGGTTCAGGAGCAGTAACTTCTTCTGACTTTGACTATAGTGCAACAGGTAATACTAACGTATTGACTTGGTTGCAAGGTAGTTCAAGTGCAGCAACAGGCGGTAACTTTGATGCGGTTATAACTGGTAACACAAATGATTTAAACATTAGAAGTGAAGTTATAGGCG